CAGCAGTAGTGGCATCGTCTTGTGGGTGGGTCATGGTTAGAAGTCCGGGAAAGGTGCGGTGGGTGGGGTGAAGTTACTGGTGTAGCGGGCTACGCCTTTGGTAATGCGAAGTTCGTCGATGTAGCCGGTTAATGCATTAGTATTATTACCAAAAGATCCAATCGTATTTGGATATGTTGTTGCGCCAATATTTACTGTGCTTGCACCAAGATTTGTGTTGGTGCCGACTACTGTTCCATTCAAAAAACTACGAAGTGTCCCGCCGCTCCTAGACAGCGCTATGTGCGCCCATGTATTGATGGACGGGTTTGGGGAGGCGACTGAGTAACGCGCACTGCCCGCGTAAATTTCAGAAGTTGCACTAGAGCTTACGTAAAAAACCCAGGCACTTCCGGCGATGGTTAATAAATCTGATTGGCCTACGATGATAGCTGCCGTATCTGTATTAAGCCTATAAATCCAGCACTCTATAGTAAAATCGCCAGCGCCAAATTGAAGACTAGCAGTGTCAGTTGGAATAGTTAGCCTATCTCTTGGGGTTCCAAGTCCATCAAACGCCAGCACGCCCCTGGTGCTATTGCCAAACGGATCTGCAACTGCTGTGCTGATCTGCGCGTCACCTACGGGGGTGACAATCGTCGGGCTGCCAGCAACACGACTGCTGTCCACAATGTTGGTGCTGCCGTTCGCACCATCACCATGCAGCAGCAATACCGTATTGGTGTAGAGATACGGATCATTTGGCACCGGCTGACCCTTCGCCAGCGTCAGCTTCGTCGGCTCAGTCAGCGGGCTCATGATGTCACCTCCTCAGGCACAGAAACGCTGGAGACTTGTGTGGTTAGGTTCATGGTATGGCTGCTCCAAATGCGTTGATGAGGGCGGTGACGCGAGCGTCGAGTTTGGCAAGGTCTAGGGATTCACCGATGGAGTAGAAGGCGATGCGACCATTGTTAAAGCCCACAGTACCGCTACCTGTGTTTTGCGCAAAGACAAAGTAAGTAGTTGCGTTTGTAGCCGTAGACGACAATGAAGCAGTCGTTGTGGAACCGTCAAAACGCCTAATAATCGTGCTTGCACCACTGCGTGAAGCCCCCTTAAAGCCTGTCGTCAAATGACTATTGACCGTTGGAATGGCGTTGTCTGGACCTCTTGTTTGTAAAATCAGACCAGCATTTAGGTTTCTGCTAATTGCTGAAAATCCACCAGCCGATTGATTACATCCAATGTAAACATTGTTTGTTGTAATACTAGAAATGTAGCAAGATATATGAGCGTTGTCCTGCGGATCAGCGTTATTTGCCCTGTTGCTATTCAGATATTTCGTGCTCCCATTTCCCACTAACCCCGTCTTCCGGTCGTAGTCAGTGCCGATGCCAATAAAGCCATTGTTAGTTGGCGCCGTCCCGGCCAGCGGAGTCAGCGCTCCGCTCAGTGTTCTAGCCCCAGCAAGGATGCAACTGGCCTTGATGGCATTCCAGATGCCGTCAGCTTTGCAACCAACCACAAAGTCGTTGATGGCTTTGCCAACGGCGAACTCTAGAAGCTGACCATCAGCGGCTTCAACAGCGGCGATGTACGCACCAGCGTCAGGATCGGTGACGCCATTGAAGTCGCTGTTGATGCGAAGGCTCATACACCCTCCTCAGGCACAGAAGTGTCGTTGACTACGACTGCGGGCTCAGTGACAACTTCCTCCACGGGTGCAGTTTCATCTGCCTGAACCGGTGCGGTGTAGGGAGTGCCGTCCTGGTTGAACTGGGGCGGGGTGGGACCGGTGTAGTACGGACCAACCTTCAGGTCTTGGCAGGCTTTACGGGAGACAGCCTCCGCGTATTCCTGCACCACGTCCTCAGGCTGTTTACCTTCGGCGTAGGCGGTGGCGACGATGCCAGGGATCAGCTCGTCAGCGATAGTGATGTTGTAGGTAGCCATGAAATCAAACTCCAATAACGGTCCAGTTGGTGCCGTTGTACCAAACGAGGGCAGCGGCAGCTCCACCGCCGGCAACAGTGCTGCCGACAGCGGGGGCGGTTGCGTCAGTGACGCGAGTGAGCATCCCGACAGCAGGTGCAGTGGGAAGACCAACAACAGTGCTGGAGACGGCGACTTCAGCCACGCTGTTCACCTTGACGGTGCCAGTGCCAGCAGCAGTCAGGTTGATCGGAACGTTATCAGCGCCTGTGCCAGCAGTCTCGGCGGCAAGCGTTACAGCAGTGGAGTTAGAGCTGAGTGCAGCACGAACGTAATTGTTGGCGTCAGTGTAAGTGCCGTAGCAACGGAAAGTTTGGGCGTTGGTGGTGCGGCGTTGGGCGAGGGTGTCGGCGGCGTCGCGCCTTAATACAGTATCAGCCCAGTTAGCATATCCAGTAGCACTACTAGTAGATCCAAATCCAATACCGGTAGCGGATCCAGCGGTAAATAAATCCCCAAACTCATATAGATATGTTCCAGCTACTCGCACACCTGGATACAAAGCAGCTCCAAAGTCTTCAATCCCAAAACCGTATGTGCTTTGCAATCCTATAGTTCCGTTTGAAAATACTGCTGCTTTCCTAGTCCCATTCACCTGCAGATCCAGCAGGTTCCCCGCAAACCCACTCGCCGCATTAACACCAAGACCGGTGCCGCTATTGCTCCAGTTGTTGGAGGTAGCACCCGTGGTTTCGATCAGGACATGGGGTTTGGTGTTGGTCGTGCCGGCACCTGTTGCCCACGTACCAGTGAACGTCTTGGCGGGGGCCAGCGAACCACTGTTATAGCTATTGATGAACCGGCCGCTGGTCGTCAGGATGCTGCCGTCGTAGGTCAGCGTCGAAGCGCCAGCATTTGCACCGGCATTGTTCCACAGCAGCTGCCCACTAGACCCTCCGACTAATGCCACGGTGCCCGTTGCGTCAGGCAGCGAAATCGTGCGGTTTGCAGTCGGTGTGATTGTTTGGAGGGTTGTAGTAAACACCCCTCCGTCGTCTAAGTTAATGTCTCCCTTGACGATTGCTGTACCGGGATCGGCGCTACTTACGCCAACAGTGAGCGTGTTGGTTGTTTTGTTGTAAGTAAGGCCACTGTCGCCGCCAAAGACGCCGCCGTCATTGAATTGGACCTGGGTGGTGCTGCCACCAGGAGTACCTCCTCCTCCTCCAGTGCCGACGTTATCAAGGGTGCCTGTAAACGGATTGAATTTGTATCCCATGATCAGGACTTAGCAACGGAAGCTAGTTCGCCGCCGGAATAGGTGAGGACTAAAGTTGCCACGGTGTCACCACCTGAACCACCGACCTTAAAAGTAATCGTTTGGGTTCCGTTTGTAGGAGTCGCCACTGGAGAAAATGAAATATAATCGTGCAGGGGGACATTCAAACCTGCCATCGTAACGACAGGTTTTGTGCCGGTATTAACGTTGACAGGCATGCTCTTAACTTAATCTGTTACGATTCTACTTTGAACAAACAGATCAGCAGCCTAAATTGGATTTAAGCAGCCACTGATATTTTTTGTGTGCCCGCCCACGTTCAACGGCGAGGTCGAGCGTCAGCTGATCACCAATTGCTTCAGCTTGCGTAGCAATGCTAACAAACGTTTCTGCAAGCGTGTTGGTGTTCGCCGCCAGGGAGCTGATCAATCCCTCTTGATCGAAGCAATCTTCTGGCAACCTGGGGAGAGAAGAGTAGTTCAAATCTTCAACAGTCTTTGGCGCTGCAATGTCCAGAGAACGGAGGTGCTCAGCAATCGTATCAAGACCACCCTGCAGTTCTTCGTACATCGACTCAGTCAGTTTATGAATCGAGTAGAACTTACAGCCGATCAAGTTCCAGTGAACAATGTAGGTCTGATTGAGGAGGTAAGATGTGTCGCGCAATGCCTGCACCAGGGCGGCATAACAAGGGGTTTTCTTGTCGGGTTTAGCCATTTAAATCACCACTTTGTCTTGTTGCTCCAGTAGCGGGCCGACATGATGTCTGGATTTGGATCCTGGGCATTATGTCTAGCATAGTACGACCTCTTACGGGCTTTATCTTCTTCTGTTTTTGGATGTTTTCCAGCCCCTTCTACGCCTTGCTGACCAAAACGAATGATCTTTTCTTCCCCATTTTTACAAGCCTTGACAACATGGGACTTTGTCGGATGGCCTGGAGTGCGCTGAGGCTTGTTGCACTTCATGTGCTCCTTGGCCAGCTGCTTGGCTTTTGCTCGTTTAGACATGCTTAGATCTGAGCAACACCGGTGTTGATTTTGGTTCGGAAGTCCTCAGGTACTTCACCTTTGGCCAGCTGATCAAAGCGAGAGGGAATACGCTTTTCTTGCAAGTCAGCAATGTCTAAGTACTCAGCAAGAAACTGCTTTGAGTCTTTAGCTGGCAACCCATCCGATGTAAAAGTCACTGGCGATATACGGAGTAGCCGTTTCAGTGGCTGGTAGTTTCATGGAGCAAGGCTTTTGCTCCATCCACTGTTTTAGTTTAACAAGTCTATCATCGGAGAAATTCCGATTACTCTCATCATACCAGACCTGGAGAGGCGTGGATCCTTTGGATCTATTACAACCTGAACAACAGCAAGCCATGTTGCTCTTCACATTGTGTCCGCCTTTATGTTTCGGCACGATGTGATCAATGGTAGCTGTATCTTCGTTTAACTGTTTATCACAGTAAGCACATTTCCATTCCCAAGCTTCAAAGATGTGCTGCCTAAACTTTCGACGTGCATGTTTCGGAGTAAGAACAATGAGGTTGGCTAGAAGGTCTTGCTCGCATTGGAACATGGTCGTCATGAATCCATGACAAGACTCTATGGTGCATACACCTTCCCTTTGTGCTATCCTTTCGTTGTAAGCCCCGGTGGTGGAAGCTGGTAGACACAACGAGTTTAAGCCTCGTTGCCGAAAGGCGTGCAGGATCGTGGCCTGTCCGGGGTACCACGGGGATTAGCTCAGAGGAAGAGCGCTGTCTTTGGGAGGCAGCTGCCGCAGGTTCGACCCCTGCATCCCCGACTTAATTGATACAATCAGCTTCATCTTCTGCTGGATCATACTCAGCATCTTCGAGAAGCTTTAGCAGGAAGTAATGCAGTTTATCTATAACCCACCGAATATCTTCATCCGATACATCACGGACGATCGCATTAAGCCGCAGTTCCCTGGAGGGTTCACGAATAAAGTCTGTGATCAGCTCCAGGGCACGGTAACGTCCTTTGGTAAAGTCTCCCAGCATCAGCTGGCTCCAGCAACATCGGCGTTGCAATCAGTCAACAGCACATCTTTCTTTAAGACATCAATGATTTCAAGCGCACCCTGAACTTTCAGGAAGCCTTCCTTTAAGGTCACGAGGTCCGCTTCCATCACTTTGATTTTTGTGTTGAGGTCAGACAGTTGCCCCTGCAGCCCTTGTTCAATTTGCTCGATCTTGCGCATGATCGCTTTGTTTCTTCTTGAAGTTTAACCAGCACCACCCATTACCGTCTCCGCCAACAAAGAGTCGTGGGTTCAAATTCTTGAAGCTGTAGTGAATGTTCTTGCCAGCAGTGGCGCTGGTGTTGGCCCAGGAACCACCAACCAAATCAAGTTCTCCGTATGGATCCTGCACTAGCCAATAGTCCTTGCCATAACCAGTAATAACCACGAAGTGGCCAGTACCAGTAGGCTGATCGACAGTTCCATGATGAAGAATACCAGCAACGACAGGTCGGCCTTGATCGATCTCGTCTTTAACATCTTGTATATTCACCGCTAGAGAGAACCTAGCATACGCCCCGAGCTCTGCAAGGGCTTGTTTGTGCGGTTCCCGGTGAGTTGTATCACCATATTTCTTTACGTACTTTAGGTAGTCGACGTCATCGTTAATTCCCGGTACATCCATGTACTTTAAGCACATGGCGACACAACTGGTTTGGCACTGGCGCCATCCTTCTGGGCCATTGTCCTGCTGGTAGAAGTATGGAAAGTTGCGAAGGTAACGTAAATCTCCCTGAACAGCGTACGGCTTGATCTCTGTCTGCGTTGTAAGTCCTGTCCAGTGTTCGTCGTAAACCCACCAACGACCGAGGCCGAATCCTAGCTCCAGGTACGTGTGCTTATTTTTACGCTCTAGGACCGTGCAATTCCGGATAACACGGGATTGCATGACCTTGGCACGCTGATCGCTGCTCAGCTGCTCAGAAGGGATGGGCTCCTTCTTTAGTAGTGTGTGTTTTAGAGCGGTGATTGTAACAGTTCCGGTTAGAGGCTTGGGAGGTGGCGTACAGAAGAGTTCAACCTCCTGCATCCGGCGCCTGGTCAACCCTTCAAGAGTTTTATTTTTATCACCTTTATTCCAGCGGGGCAGCTCTTCTTTTGCAACTACAGACGGATCCTGTCCTTCATTAAGTCGCTTCCGCAAGGTTGATGCTTCCAAAGCACCAGCGCCAACATTAAACGTGAAAGAAACCAGCGCATCAAACTGATACTGGTTTAACTTGACATTAATAAGGCGATTAACAGCTTCTTCAAACTTAGCAAGATCCTTTTTCAGTACAACTTCGGCTTGTTGCGTAGTGTACCAAGTGCCCTTAACAACGTCTGGCCCTGTATGACCGTAGCCTACAGTCCAGACGTTGACGGCATCGAGGTACGCTTCATTACGAATGCCCTCAAAAGCTTTAATGAGGTCTACACCAGCCTGTGAAGTCTTCATTTTTCTATATCCTATAAAGGAATATTACTCTGCGTCACCACTGGGCTGCTGCGGCCAGGTGGAGTAATCAGGACTTGTAACGTAAATAGCAAGCTCTTCCGTTGTAGTCGTTGACTCAATGTCAGAAACTTTTTGATTCGCAGCCAATCTTATATCTTCTCGCCATGTCTTCATGTTCGCCGGACATGGATTGCCATTGTCAACCTCTCGGATGATCATCCAGTCAGTAGGAAACAGTAAGGTATTGGCAGTGGTTCGAGTTTGGCTTGACCAAAGAGTCACAAGTTGACCGTGATCCTTAGGAATCAGATTTGCATCTTGATCGTACCCCCAGTAGAAACGCTGGTCGTAGTAGGGGGGCTCTGGTGCTTCGGTGATGCCTACGGCAAGTCGCTCTTCCGGCGTTGCACAGCGCAACCAGTTTGCAGGGTATTGCGTTCCGTCAGGACCTGTAAATGGAACGTCAAGCACCAGAGGACGGCCGTCTAATACGAACATGTTTCTACCTGTTTAGTTTCATTATACAAACAGGTTTCGCGCCTGCGTCCAATAAAGTGTTAGTGTTGTCTCGTGCCACAACATTACTCATGACTGACGAAGAAATCCGTTACCTGATGTATGAGTACGCAGATTGCTTCTCGACGTCAATTCATTTTACGGAGCAAGGAGTTATCGATTTTGCTAGAGCCGTGCTGAACCACACAGGAAACGCAATCGACTCAGTAAAAGAAAAGCCCCTTGAATACGAAGAGGCTTTAACTGCATTCAACAATGCGGTTGATAAGTACAAAATTTCCTGCCAATCATAGAGGCTTTTTCTGACACAGGCGCACTGCAACTTACGTGATCTTAGCGCGCCCTACTCGTCTGAAACGGCGACTCGGCGAAGGCGGCGTAGATGTAAGTATCCGAGCTGCCATTAGCGTTTGTATTGGTGACCCTCAACTTAAACCCATTGCTCAAGAAATCACAGTCACCTCCAGCGTTTTCGATGGCACTGGAATTAGCGCTCAGCGTACCAGCCGTGTAGTTGTACGGGATACGAGATGAGTCCCAGATCCACCAGTCGCCATTTGTTGCGGCCGTTGTTCTCTTAACGATTAAGTACCTCGGCCTGAACGCGGTGTAAACAAACGGCCCGTCCGTATTGCCATTGCCGGTGTAGCTGCCGAACGCGCTGTACCCGGCTACTGGAGCGAAACAGTACGCGACGTATGTGAGCGCGCCGCCATTGACATGGCTATCACCTGCAACAGTAAAGACGCTGGCTGTAGGGTTTGTCGTGTTCCAGAGGTTTGGAGATGTCGCAGGGGCGTTTGTGGTGTTCAGGTACAGGTATTGCCCAGCCGTCAGACTCGTATGCTTTACTGCCCAGTCGTCGGCGTTGGAGCGGCATTTAACGATGATCATGGACGGCGTCACGCCAAGCCCGTGTCCGACTGTTCGCGTTCCCCCAATTCCGGTGTACGTCACCACTGAGAACCCCGCACTAGGATTGGCCCTCACCGTAGAAGTGATGCTGCCTTGTGTGTCGACAACATTAGACGAACCAGCGTCCCAGCACCAGGCGACATAGGTTGCACTACTGGTGTTAACCTTGGCCAGTGTACCAACGTTAAAACCGTTGCTGTTAAATGCTGTTAAACCCTGCGTTTGAGTTGTTTCAGCGGCAGTACTGTTACCGACCAGATCAAGGGTCGCCCCACGCAAAGCATCGTACAGAGCGTGATCGGTGGCTCCAGATCTGCCTTTAATCCATACAAAATCTGGATTAAATCCTAGCGAACTTGTTGCTGTTAACGCAGAACCTGTGCCCGTGTACAAGGCAACATCCATCACGGTGGAAGGCTTGGCGATTACTGGAGCTGGCAGGTTGGTATCGCACAGTGCTTTAGCGCCAGATGGAGGTGTATATGCCCAAGGTCGTTGACCGAAGTTGACAAACATGTTGCCAGCGTTGGTTCCGTCGCCCCGGTAGCCAAAGAATAGCGGAGTAGAAACAACGTTTGTGTTCAACGACCATTGAAAGGCTCCGTTCCTGTAAAACGTCAACACTCTTGTGGTTTGATCATAAGCAACGCCGAGAACATTATTTGCCGATAGCGAAAAAGCCGAAGATCCACTGATCGTTGCCCCGGCCAAGCCGCCCCCGGTGTGCCCACCGGTGTCAAATCGCTTCAGAGCGTAACTTCCCTGGCCGGCAGATAGCGCCCAAGTAGTTATTCCAAAGGCGCATCCAGGTCCCGAAGTGCTTACGGTGCATTCGGCGTAACTAATTTGACCTACGGGAAGCGCGATCGTAGAGAGAGCCTGTCCGCTGGCTGTACTGGCTAGGCGCAGGCCGCCGTTCGTGATCGTAATTCCAGTACCGACGCTGGATGTGTTGAACGTCGCATAATTCCCCCTCACCTCCCCACCAGCGCCCGTATCAGTGCCGTAGCTGGTGGGGGTGTCTACGAGGGAATCGTTACCACTGCCTGCGGTGACGCTGAGGTTATTCGGCGTCCAATTATTCGCTGGGGAGTTGCCAGAAGTGTCCTTCCCTAGTGCAGCTGCGGTCGCTGCACTGTTATCTGCGAAGTTCAGCTCGAACCCGTTGGTGCCGTAGGTGCTGGTGTACGCAATCGGTTGCCATTCACCGTTGGCATCCGTCTGACCAAAGCTGCTGGGGGTTAGGGCTTGGCCGTCGATGAAGTGGATGTCGGCGAGGTAGCCATTAAAGAAATTGGTCGTATTCGCAGAACCAATCTGATGCGCAACCGCTGTATTAAAAACACTGCTGGTTGCTGTTACGGTGCCGACGGTAACATTGTTGACGTAGAGCGTGTGCGACGTGCCGCTTTGACGCCAAACAATGTGATACCAGGCCCCAGGGTCACGAAATTTTGCCGTCGTTGTTAGGGCACTGACGCCTCCAAATGTAAGGTTTAGAGAATCGCCAGATGTAAAACCAAAACTATGATTCGTTGAGACACCAAAAAGCTGCTGAGTGCTGCTAAGAACGGAACGCTTTACCCATACTGAAAAAGTAAACGTGCCTTGTGTTGTTGGTGTTCCAAAACTACGCGCACAGTAAGCACTGTCACTACTGTTGAAACGAAGTGATCTGCTGATTTGATATCCGCTGCCAGCTGCAGCAGCACCTGCAAGAAGAAGAGTATTATTAAGAACTGTCATTTCACGTCATTCAGAAGACGAGCAGTAATACGCGTACTTGATTCAACATACCAGCAGAGTACATCCACAGCATTCGCTGTGATCGTTAACGTTGGAGCGGTTCCACCAGGAAACTTCCAATAAGAACCATAAGCAAGAGTGCGAGATCCGCTTCCATCCTGGGTAATTACAATGACGCCGCTTGAGCCAGAAACTAAATTAGTCGGGTTTGCAAGAGTTCTATTTCCACCTAGAGTAACAGAAAAATTGCTAAATGCAGAAAAATCAGGCGTAATCGTTGCTGCATCAGTCAAGGAACCAATTAAAGCAGCTGATCCAGCGCGAACATTTAAAAAGCCATAGGCAGTCGTGGTGCCAGAAGCATCAATAGTTATCCGAGATACGCCACCCGTGACAAGACCAAGTTGATCTGGACCAGGGCTGTAGAGTCCTGTATTTGGATCACCTGCGAACTTGATTGCGCATGTTGAAAGAGATCCAGGAGTAAGCTCAATGTTGCTGCCATCTTCTAAAAGCAGAGGGTATCCACCAGCGGTCGATCCATCATGCACAACACAAACGTGCTTTGTTAGGTCAACGGTAACTTCCCCAATCGCCCCAGCAAATACGCTGGTTTCAGCGGTAGTGCCACGTCTAAACTGTACTTGCGTTGCCATGAATAACCGCAGCTACAACTGCAGAAACATTTCTAAACCTTATTATAGGTTGTCACTTCGTCTAAAATAATAGAAAGCATTTCTTCTGCTGTGGAGCTTGAAACGTTAATCGCTATCCTGTCGGGTAGCGCCGGCGCTTTTGCTGGCCTGTCACGTGCGCTGTCAAACTTTAATAGGAAAATCGAAAAACGCTTTGAGTCAGTTGAGCTGAATTTAGACAACCTGCAGAACCGAGTGATCAGGGACTATGTTCTAAAAGAAGATTTCCTAAGAGAAATGCAGGCTGTACACAATAAGCTTGACAGAATTCTGGATCACATCTTGACGGCTAATCAACGCTGACTAGACTGCAACCCAAGCCGCAGTAGCAGAGTTATAAATAAACAAACCTGGAACAAGCTTGTCATAGTGAAGTTGGCCATCGACTGGGTTAACAGGCTTTCCATTACTGTTCGATGCAACGGCTTTTACGGTTTGCCAGGACGTTCCATCAAAAATCTTATAGATGTAAGTACTGGCTGTATCAAGCCAAGACTCGCCTTTACTAAAAACGTTGTAGCCAGCCGCTGGCGTATTAGGAGCTGCAGAGCCAATAAATGTTGGCCCAACTTTAATTAGCTTTGTGGAGGGAGAAGCAGTACTGTCAGCAAAGTACAGACCAGGGTCACCTGGATTTAGGTTGATTGCAATCTCAGCGGCGCCAAGTCGCGTCGGATATGGCCGATCGTAAAGAAGAGTTGAACGCCGAGATAGGATTTGTACGGCCATGGTTAAGAGTTAATATAAGGACCGGCATCGACCAAGGTGTCTTGAGCCGTGACTGGACTATACGTACTGCATTCTATTGTACTCAGTGATCCAGCAGGCTCCACTGGTACACCATTTAAGTAACGGCCTCCATCAACCAAACCGAAACGGAATCCAGAATCGTAGTTGATCAAAGGCTGATCCAACATGCCAATTTTGACATCCTGAATCTGAGTCGGTTGTAGATTGAGCAGCTTGGACATCATGAACAACATGAGGTCTGCAGTATTAAGAAGCTTACCAGTTCTACTGAGGGCACCAGATTCATCCCGCCGGATGTTATCTGTCATCAGCATCGTAACCAACTGCGGATCATAATCAGCTACCTGCTCCGGCTGATTATAGGAGCCCGTTACCGACTTGGCACCGACCCACTTCATTCCTTGCTGCATCATGACAAGTCGCTCAGCGGCCAACTGTAGCTTCTCGTTTTCTTTTTCAAAATTACGATAGAACGTATCAAGATCGTCGCCGATCGGCTTGTCACTTGGCTCCAGAAGCCAGCTGCCAACGTACTCATGTTCTTTAACGTTGGACACGGTGCAGTATCCAGATGTCGTAGAGCTAAATGGATAAACGACAGTAAATGTGTTTTTGTTTACAACAGAGCTGACGGTGTACTGACCCGATATGGCATTACCACTAGTGAAATCTAATTGGATCTTTGTATTAGCTTGTAAGTTGTGATTCGGCGAAGTGATTGTGATTGTTGCACCTGTTTGCGAATATTGTGACGCAATCGAGATTGGCACATTACCCTCATCGTGCTGCAGCGCAAACATCGCGGCGTAGATATGCTTACACCAGCGCAGTTGATAATACATCAAGTTTGGGTAAGAGCTATCTGCTTTATCAGAGTAACTGGGTAACTGATAGAAATTATTGATAGCCACATAACCAAGATCACTGTAAACGCCAGGGTTGTCCCTGGTGTCAGACAGACTATTGTCTGGGTTTTCTGATTGCCCTGGCTTTGTTGAATGAATTGTTGTTACAGGGAACCGACGCTTCTGCGATTCCTTAAAGAAATTAAATTTCTCGCGCCGCAAATAATCATGACAACTGCACTGCCAACGTAGCTCTGTTGTTAGAAAACGTCCTACTGTAAAGCCGCGATGTGCGGGAACAACGGTTTGCGTAATGTTGTTCGTTGTCGTTGCACCATAGCTATCGTCTCTTTGGAATATGATTTCATTGGTAGACGCATCTGTTCCTGTTACGGTATAGCCAACATAGTCATCATATGCATATCCTTGAATCAACCGGTTGACAATTAAATTACCAGATGTTGATCCGCTATCAATTGTTGTAAACGTAAATTGAGTGCTACTGGTAACAGTAACGTTATACAAATCTGAACCGACAAGACCGCTTGTAACCGCCACAAAAACACGGTTCCCTGTGGCAAGTCCATGCTGTGCCGTGCAGTTTACAGTAACCAGGGATCCAACCCTGGAGTAAGTGGAGAGGATGCCTGGATCCCTTTCAATGACACGATCAGCCAAACGCTCCCCACTGAAGAAGGTTACTGGAAGAGGGAGCGTTCTTAGCCGAACGCGTGTCGTTGTCCAGCGCGAGTCGGAGAATACGGTCGACAAATAGTAAAGAAGATTGCCTGACGTAGTGGCTGCAGCGGCCGCAGTTACAGTAAAGGTATTCTGCGTACGGCTTACAATCGGCAACGTAGCGTCCACGCCAGCACCGGACAGCATGTCCAAATAGACACTTTCTCCGACCCGTAAACCGTGATCAGCTTTAGTTACAACGAGGGAAGTACCAATTTGTGAATAAGTTGCAGATACAGATTCCCCAAGGTAACGTACAGCAAGTATAGGTAAGCCAAAATTATAGAAATTAAACGAATTAGTATCTCGCATGCCAACCATCTGCTCACCAATCTCTTGGTTTGTAGACGGAAATGTGAAAACACGTGCCGGGATAAAGACACCAGGGAACTGCTGGAAGGAACAGTACATCCTGTAGTCACCCCTGGTGGCCCGTTCAGCCGCAGACGATCCCAGGACGCTCTGGGTGATCGTGTAGAGCTCATAGCCACGACGCCAGCGAGCCCACATCGAGTCCTGATCGTAGAAGCGTACACCGCTCTTTAACGACCGATCCTGTGGGGTAAATTTAAACGGGTTTGTATCGAGATAGCTTTTAGGTACTTTGTTAAATTGTTTTGGATCTTGAAAATCGCCAAAAGATTTCTCGTTAAAATTTAACCTTGATAACGAATTAAACCCACCCGAATTGGAAGGCATCTTACATCAATAGTAACCAGCTTGCACGCCAAAGTAGAAGCCGTTGCTCAGTGAGGTAGCGCCACTAACGGAAACGTACAGTGCTTGACCACGTTGTAACATCAAGCCACGCATCTTGGGAGCCGTAGTGCTGTTTGCACTGGTAAAGTTTGAACCAGCCTGGACAACCGGGTGATTAATCAGAGGTAGCACATTGTTTTGCGTCAGGCTGTAATATTGATTATCGTACGTTGCAGGTACGCTTGCAATGAACAGAGGGAAGAACTGGTTGGTATTTGTGACTGTACTGGTACTTACCAGGTAGAAGCAGAAGTCAATCGGGAGATATGCGCTGACGTTACCTGTGATTGGACCAGCGATCGAGGCAGCTGTTGTGCCAGTGAAGGTTGTACCAGTCACACTGGTTACGGTAATAATTTCGTCAGCAGGCAGCGTACCAGAGCTATAGCTGGTGTAATCCAGATAAACCTTTTGCCCAACCTGAACGTTGTGGCCAGCGGAAATCGTTACCGTAACCGTCGTTGAGTTTGCCGAATATGTTCCGGTCGTTGCAGATTGCGCGTCCGTATATAAGTTACTGCGCTTGGTATATTGCAGCCAAATTTCATCGATGTATGCACCACTAACTGATGTATCCGTTAGCGCAGAGTCGACGTCAAGAATCTTGGTGGAGTTACCGACCGCAGTAGGAATCAAACTGGTTGAGAATGCCTGACCAGAGGCCACCGTCACCAGCGTGCTCGTCGTCGCTGGACGGTCAATAAGCATAGGCTGCTTATTTGAACTAGAACTGGACAAATGGTTGACTTCCTGTACCTTGTGTAGTACCTTGAGGGAGAGGGGCTCCTGCCTTTCACCATTTTACGCCAGTGAATCGCTCGCTTTCTCTTCTGTTTTCTTTTTCTTCCGAGCGGCAAGCCACAGCTTGAAATACTGAAGCTCAGCTGGAGAATGAAGTTCAGGATGCTTCAGCGCGTTCTTTACTAGCTTCTTTTTCTTGGTCACGTCCAGGCCTCCTATTCTTTTCTTCCAGTCTAACCCTGGCCTTCTTCACGGCTTCCTTGCGTCGTGTCTTGTCGCTTTCCTTAACCTTGTCGCCAGACTCCTCACCTTCCTTTTTCTTTTTGAAATGAGCGAGGAGCTCAGGTGGCATTGATTTTTTGCTAGACATTGATCACTGAGGAGGATTAGATTGTGTGGCGTTAACCGCTGAATCATACGCAGCTCGTGCACTGTTTCTTTCCTTACGTGCGCTGCGCAGCGTCTCACGTGCTTGCTGAAACTTATCGGATGCTGCACCGATGTTTCCGCGTTCCGCTGCAGCACGCAGACCTGAACGAGCTTCACGCACATCCTGTTTGGCGACACGGGCCGTCTCACGTGCGGCTTTAAGTTTGTTCAGCATATAAGCGGCTGATCCGCTGGGCTGCACAGGTCCTAACGATTCAAACTCTGAATCAGGTTTACCAAATACAGCTAAAATCTCTGATTGTGTAACAGGATCTAAGGCGGCTTGAGATGAACGACGTTTTCCTGTCATCTTGTCGCCAGCGAGACGGCGACTATAAAGATACTGTGGTGCACCAGATTGCATCTGCTTGCTGCTGGCAATCGAAATGGCGCCTTCCGGCGTGGCTCCCATACCGCCTTTTTTGGCTTGTCCCACGTTAATTAGTTTTCCTTACTTTAATTTTAATGCAATGTATTTAGGGCTGCAAAATATCAGGTACGCGCATTTCTGCACCACCGATGGAAGGGGGAGGCAAATACTTTGGTACGCCAGGAGATTCAGTAATGTTCAGAATGTCCATTGCCATTCGTCTGCGCGGTTGCTGGCCAGGCCCAGTGCCACTGGATAATGGCGTTTCATAGGGCGACTCATTGCGATTGATGCCAAGGGTGTAGCCCAATGTAGCCGTCGGTTCGCTTGCAGGAGCCTGCTCATAAGGTCGTTGACGATCCTCTGGATGGGAAGGTGGATTTAACCTACGATTAAAAGTGCCGAGCCGTCCCATGTCAACCTAAGTAATTCGGGGCTTGAAAGATAGCCTGCGTCAACAACGCTGTTGGATTAAACGTAGAGGCTTGAGCCTCTGGTTTACCTTCTAACTCTTGTTGAATAAAGTAGTTCAAAAAAGCAGATGCTGCATCACTCTTCTTTTTACCACGTGGTAGGTAGATGACGGTACCACCCTGTACTGTGGCTTCTGGCATCGCAGCGGATAGTGTTTCACCACTCGTTTCAGCTTGTTTACCACCTTTAGTATGCAGCAAGCGGATCTCATATGGATTGCCTTGTGCATCTGTAGTCTGAATGGTGCCGTAACCTTTACCTGGAGTAAAGCTGCCAGGACCTTCCCAGGCTAAGGGAGTCCCACCAGGAACACCATAATCATGCGCCTGGTGGAATGTTGAGGCTCCTTTTGTTGGGGCAGTGCGCTGTCCGTATCCAGATGTGATTGGGAACGTAGAGCGCCACTGATCCCCTTCTTGCTGCCAAAGTGACTTGCGTTCCTTACCGACTTTTAGGCGCGTGAGCAGAGAGCGGATCGTGCTGGGATCGATGTATTTGCCATCCTTAAGTACACGAACATCAAGATGAGGTCCTGTTGTAGGTAAAACATCTTGACCTGCTGGCGCTACATAACCAACGTCGGTAAGGCTAGCCATTACATTTTACCTCCCAGGTAGTCAGGAGTCTGGAAGATTGCCTGCGTTAACAAGGCAGTTGGGTTGAAAGTAGGTGCTTGCTGCATCTTCTTACCCAGTAATTCCTTACCCAGATAAGCAGTTAAGAAGTCTGCTGCGGTTGACCCTTCATCGTCATCACCTTCTGGCAATACAATGTATGTGGTGCCAGAAGGTGCTGCTTTTCGGATCGCGGTGTCGCTCGGCGTGCCGCCATCAATGGGGTCACCAAGTGTCGCTTGAGCCTGCTTGTACAGCGCACCGCCTTTAACAAAACGTGGCAGTGAACTTGCAACAGACGTGCCAAAAGAATCTTTAGCTGTTAAAGAAACGTTAGGATTACCACCAAGGACAGTTGCATACGCCTTAGCAATACCCATGCCTGGCTTATATCCACGCTGCTGGAAATACTTCTCAACGTAAGGGAGCTGTTCTGAAATCGTCATCTCCTTACTTGGAAGACCAACTTCCTTTCTGGCGCCAGGGCCAAACTGAATCAATCCGCGATACTGGTTGCCTGCACCACCGATGACATTAGGACGGAAGCCAGATTCCTGTTGGATCAGTGCACCAAACTCATATGGATCAAGACCAAGTTTTTTTGCAGTTTGGAAGACCGCCGATCTGTCTTCTGGCTTTAATGTACCAATGCGTTGTGTTGCCATGGTGGTAGCTTCAGCGGAAATCGGTTTCAAGCATAAGGCGAGTACCGACAGCAACATCGGCAGGCCCAGGTAATGCTTGGATAAATTCAGCGCCTTCTCGATTAAAGCGGTACCTAGCCTGTTCTGGGTTTCGGTAATTCGGAACATAAAGATGGAGTGCTAATCGATCCGTCTCGTATAAATAGATTGCCGTCCATGTTTTCAGCGTGTCCTTAAAGTCAGAAGTCGAAATCGTACGATCAACGTCACCAGCGATACTCTCGATACGATTACGGGGGACAGTATTATTATTCACGCTGCCAGTCATGTCGGTGCGTTTTTCAGCCTCGTCGCACCGATTGATCTGTTCGACAATCTTTGAATACCAGAACGAATCCTGGATGTTGTTGACAGCTTCTTCTAGGCGAGCCTGATCACCAGCAGGGACCGACGTAAGGTTATATCCCAGGTGCCAGCGAACTTTGGACTGCAGAAAGCTATCGAGTTGCATTACTAAAAAAGAATGCGTTATAGGCGCAGCTACCTATAGCTGCACCCAATAACACACTAGCATGCGCAAATTATCACTCAACGCGAACCAAGTTTTCTTTGAAAATCTCTTCCCAATCAACGCGCTTAATAGCTTTCAGTTGATCCAGATTTTGGAATTTTTCACCTGCCATCGACGTTTGAAGGTCCTTGATATCGCGGGCTGTTTTAAGGCCGACGCCAGGTAAGGCATCTGCAATCTGCCTGGCGCTAGCAGTATTGATGTTAATACGAACGTCAACGGGGAAGGTTTCGCGTGTCGTTGGCTTAGCTGGACGCACACCTTCCGCCTCCAGCTCGGCGGTTAAACGTTCTTCTGTTCGGATCTTTTCATTAGTTGCCTCCAGGTGTGGCGTAAGATCTGATTCCTCAATGTAAAGAACTTCGTCTTGTGAATCAACGCACATCAAAACTCCATCTCCGTGCTTGGAGACAACCTCAACAAGACCACCGGTAAGACGGTATTGATACAGCATAATTGTTCAGCTATCTCCGCTTAGCTTACCAAGGTTAATCCTTGCTTTCAAGTAGGCACAAAAAAAGCGGGCCAAAAGACCCGCTTAATTTTATGTTAAAACAATCAGCTATCAGTGCCGCCAACTTGCGAAGCAAAGTCGACGAAGCCCTGGATATCGGTCCAGGACACGGCAGCTGCAGGACGCAGGTAGTTAACACGGCACAGGATGTAACCGGACTTACCAGCATCCTTATCAGCGGAGCTAATGAACACGCCATCACCGTCAACGGTGGTCGAGGTCACACCGTTCACGTTGAACACCTTGAAGGTGGTGTCCGCAGTGACGCGGTAGAACATCGAGTTAGCGAAGTCAGCTGCCACGATACCAGCAGTGGTCACACTGGCGGTAAAGGGAAGGTCAGCAACAGTGGTGTCGCTCAGACCTTGGGCGAACAGCGAGCTGGTGGCGCTCACGATGGAGCTAGCAGCAGCAAGGCCATTGGCTTGGGTAGCGGGAACACCAAAGGGCGAACCAGCGTTGTTGGGACCGAGGAGCAGGCCTTCGGTCGAGGTGCCACCGATGTCAGCGGTCACAGGCGAGGCAGGGAAGCCGGCCAGGCCACCGCTCGGATAGTCACGAGCAATCGCGATAGAAGCGCCGTAGATGTAGGCGGGACGATCGCTGCTTGCTTGCACCACCAGGGAGGTGCGGTTGTCACGCACACGGTCGTCAGGACGACGATCGGGAGACGGGACAGTGATGTCGAAGCTCTTGTAGCTAGCCTTATCGGCAGCCAGGTTATCGATTTTAACGTAACCAATCAGTTCGAAAGCTTCGACGCCGGGCCAACCATACACACCTTCGGTGTTGTAGGAGGACAGGCGGTTGATCTGATTACCGGGCTGAAGGATAGCACCGGCTTCTTCTTTGTAAGTTGCCATTGTTAGTTACCTCCTATATCAAACGATGGTGAAAGCACAGGTAACAAAGTCCTTGTTCAGGTTGGCAAAACCGGCGTACAGCTGCCAAATCAGGATGATAAAGCGGCTGAAATCGTCGTTATTGTTGATAAGAACCTGAGCATTTGGACCACCGATGCCCACACCAACTGCCTGAGGACCGAAGAACAGTGCAGGAGGAGTAGTGTGAGAGACAGCACCAGCAACGTCACCAATGTCAACGGTGATGGACTTGTCAGCGAAGTTGGTTGACTCGAAGAAACGAACGCCTTCGAACACAAACCCGCTCGGCATAATGGGCTCGCCAGCAACAAACTGGGCTTGGCCGTATTGACCACCACCATAGATGGCAGCGTTAGGAGCCATTGCACCCATCATCGGGTTGGGCTGACCCATGCCAGGGTAACGAGCCACTTCGCGGAAGCCTTGATCGGCACGCAGATCCTTCATGAAGGAGGGATCAGCGATACAACGATAGTAGCCGTCAGCGAAAACAGGAACGTTGCGCTTGCGAAGTTGCTTAACAACTTCAAGCAGGTCAGTCTTAACGTTGAACTTGTAGCGCTCAGAAGCGTACTCAGTAGCAGAGTAGCTGTTGAGAACAGTGGAGCTAGAACGGGTTTTACCGTTCGGATAGTAGTAACCGCCTTGGGTGTCGGAGGATGCGCCACGGGCTTCCGTTTTGGCGAACTCATCCAAGAACACGCGATCCAATATTGTTATCCCAGTGACAGTTTAATCACTGGCTCTTGCGGTTTTCCATCCCGCAAGTTCAGACTATATCATGATCTAGTCACGCCAACGAAAATCAAGTGCATTTACCTGACGGTCTACTGTTCTTCAGTAAAGAGGAAATAGAACATCTTACTGACAATTGGTCAGATCTAGAAATTGCCAAAAAGTTTGACATTTCTTACGCGACAGTCAGAAAAGCACGAATAACACACAATGTAAAAACTTTCACCCAAAAAACCGGACTTGTTCGAATTGCAGAGACAGGAGAACTGCGAAAAAAAGGCAGCGTCAGAGGCGTCATTAGACAAGACAACCTAGACGTAACCTATTTCTCTGCTATTGATACTCCGAAAAAAGCATACTGGTTGGGAATGCTTCTTGCAGACGGTTGGTCTACTCTGCGAAATGGTGTGCCCAAAGAGGTGGGATTGGCTTGTTCACCAAAAGACATTCATATTCTTCAGGAATTTCAAAAAGAAATTAACCACAAAGGCAGAATTGTCATCAAGACAAACAAAAGTTCCCTCAAAAAAGACAACATTTCACAAATAGCTACAATCAGGATTACGTGCCAAGAATTTACACGACTGGCGATTGAGGCTGGAGTTACACCCAAAAAGTCAGGGAAACTTTACATTCCCCGCTCCGTTCACGATTTCCCAGCAGAATTTTGCCGTGGATTTTTTGACGGAGACGGCTCGATCAGTGAAAAGAATTTTACATTTATTTGCGGGTCGGCAGGATTTCAAAAAGAACTACAAACATTTATTCAAACATATACGGGTGTAAATTTGTACCCAGCAGCTTTGATTAGCCCGACAACTGGAAAACCGGTTGAGAGACTAAGTGGATACAAAAAAGATCGTGGCGTTTTGGAATGGATGTATGTAGATCCTGATCCGTGTTTGGAACGCAAATACAAAAAATTCGTTGGTTCTTGGTGCTAGATCCCCGGCGCTCGTGGGAGTATTACTGTCCGTTCTGGACTCGACTCCTAGTCGTTGCACCTTCTAAAAAATTCCTTTTTTAGCTTGGCTCAGGATTCCCCGTAGATGGAGGGGTTCCCTGAATTCACCGGGTTATTGCCTGCTTATCACTAAGCAGCGGCGCAATTGTGTTTACGCCAGCGTCTGTAATCATCCAGGAGGGTTAAGCTACCAATGCTCTGATGGAACATATTAAGATTGCCAGTGTCTAAAAGAAGACGCTGGGCAGTCATCAGAGTTTCGCGCGCGATCTTAAAAGTGCTCGGAAGATTAGCATTGTTAGGATCGGCAGGACCAGTGTATTCGCGAAGACTCACTAACACTTTGTCCTTGACAATCGAACGGCTGTTGGCCGTACCGATCGTCTGATCTTGGGTGCGCTCGCGTTGAGTCTTAGTTCCCGGATTACCCCAGAAACGATAACGGTCAAGCTGGACAGTTTGTCCAGGTTGTTTAGTAAAATCGTGGACAACTACAGGCTCTGCAGCCATCTCAACGATGTAGGCTGGATGGGGCCGATATAATTCTGCACCCAGCAGCTTGGGGAAGTCATTATCAATGAACATGTTGGTATTACAGCGTAGGGTTTAGCTGATACCAGGATCTAGAAGATCCATGGTGTAATGGACCAAGAACTGGAAAATTTATTCAATTTTCAAGGTTCGCGCCATTACTGGCCTGGAACTTCCGTCCCATTGAAAAAATTATAGCAAGACTTTATCAACCTGGGTTATTGAAGTCTTAGCGGCCGATCATCTGCGGAGCCTGCAGGCCAGGAAGCATGTTGCCTGCTGTGTACTCGGTCGGCGCCATGGCACCTGTGTAGCGGTAAGGATTCACGTAGCCATCTGCCGGCTGAAGATCTGCGGCGGCAGCTTGCACTTCTGGATTGATGCCAGGGGCATTTAGCTGCATCGCAACCTGCTGCGCATCTGCTGGGGCGGAACTCTTGCGGGACTTGGCTTTTTTAACAGCTTTTTTTGCTTTGGAATTGTCCATCAGCGGCTACCTTTTTTACGGGGAGTAGGTGGTTGAATGACGATGGGCAGCTGACCGGTGGGAGGCATGTACTGCGACATCACATACTGCTCATTAGCCACAATGTTATCTTGAGCGTACTGTGCGGCATCGATAAACTGAGGCGCCAGTAGACCGTTGCGTGGTAACGGAGAACCTGGCAAATTCAACTTAATGTATGCAGAATCAAGGTCCTGTGGCATGGCAGGCTGCGGTGCACCTGGTGTTCCAACCCCAACCTGCGCTGCACCACGCAGAGCTGCATACTCATCGGTTGTTCCAAATTGAAGCTGTTGTAACAGGTCTTGAGTGCCGAATCCAGCCAGACCAGGGGCTCCAACAGGGCCTCCAGCCGTACCAAAGCCGATCAGGAATTGTTTCGCCCTGTCCCCGGCACTGGCTTTTTTTGATGCCATAATCAATCGCCTTTTGAATAAAAAAGGGGCAGCCCTTGCTACCCCTTATTTTACAGTTACTCAGTTTTGTGATAAATGACGCTTATTCAATTTCCGAGTATCACTCCATCACCAGCAGTTTCTGGCGGAACACCTCAGGGTTGGTCTGGGCAGCATTCAGATAGCGCCAGGCATTAGAGGGGTCACGTTCGGCCAGGGAGCCAAAGCTGTTCCAGAAGTCAGCAGGGTTGCCTTGTGCCTGGGGCTGAGGGGGAACAGGCATCTCAGGACGCTGCGGAGCGACAGGACGCTGGAACTGCTGGCCAACAGCTTGTGCACGGGGAGCACCGCCATAACCAATCTCCTCATCGGGAATCGGATAGGGACCATTCTCACCGAAGAACTCACAAGTATAATCTGCCAGGATGTCAGGATCGGTCAGGATCGTCTCGTAGGAACGATGCTCACCGGAGAGTTCCTGAAGCAGATTAACAGCTTCCATCAGCTGATTGTTCGTGGCAATCAGTGCATCTTCCAGTTGGCAGGAATACTCGTTGAGTAGGGAAGGAGCGTCAGGACCGAAGTAATCAATAACTTCAAGACTTGCTTCGCTTACTCCGTTTGCCAGGAGTTGTTCCTGGGTTATTTCCTGAGAAGTTTGGGAATAACCGCTGGAGTAATCCTGGCTGTTGTTGATCCCAGGCGTATAGGTCGGCATCCCCGCGTTGTTGTACTGGGGAACCGGCTGGGAATTGTAATTGACCGGTGCGTTTTGCGGGCTCGCGGTCGATTGTTGACCCTGGAACGGGAATTGAACTGGAGAACTCAGGAGCCCCACCACTCGGTTGAACGCTTCCTTGTACGGATTCTCCGGTTGTGGGGACGCCTGGGGTGCCTGGGGATAGTACGGTGTAGGGCTGGATTGGTAGTTGCTGACCCCCATCTGGGCCTGCATTTGCGGGGCTGGGGCCACCGCTTGCTGGTAAGGCGCCACCCATTGTGAATTCGTTGAAACCGCCGGGGCCTGAGCCGCCGTCTGAGCCACTGGAGCCGCGTAGCTGATCGGCTGGGTCTGGGATACTTGGGGTGCCGATTGGGTCGGCATTGCGGTATCGGCCTGCATAGGTTACCTCTTTTTGTAGGCTTTCGAGAGTTCGGTAAAGGAAGGGAGTGAGATCAAGTCTCGGATCCGCAGCCATCGGTAAGTTCGGTTGCTGCGGATGTGGAGTCCTCATTTCTTGATTGATTAGATCAATGAATGAAGAGTAGGCCCTCTGTACTTCCCCTACCATTCGGAATGGGAAACCGGAGAGCATGCTCGCGATTTCGTCATCCGTTTTCGAAGGGAATAAATACTTCAGTGCTTCAATGCTATCAACACCTAATTCTTGTAGGTTGCGAGTGAAGATAGATTGGTTCAGTTTGTCCTGTGCAGTGTCTTCATAAACGGGTCCCATCCAACGCCAGTTGACCTGACGATCACCGTCTGGCGCTAATCCAAGAACGCCATCAGGAATTTCTTTTGTTTCCAGCGCGACATCAATTGCTTTCTGTAACTTCTTCTCGTACGTTGATTTTTGTTTTTCATACTTAGCTTGAGCAGCTTCATCTTCTGAGTCTTCCGGAGGAGTTGGGTACTTAATGCCAGAGGCATACGCCATCGACTTGCGGAAGATCTGCTCCTCCTGGAAGATCATCAACTCAAAACACTTGCAGATACCATAGGTATAGAGCTGCAAGCATTTTTTCTTTGCAGTTGCACTTACGCGTCCATAAGCTGATTTAATCTCCGTAGCTGTTACGTTAGTAATACTAAGGTCGTCGATACCGCCTAAGGCAAGACGGATCTCACTACGAAGTTGTTCGGAGTACCGAGCCTGGTCTGTGCTAACAGCGTTCGGAGTAATGAAGCCGACACGATCTGTTGGCTCCAGGTTTGCGATAACACGTGGTACACGCATACCGGAACCGGGTCGTCCAATGTAGCCAGCCGGTTGCCGCGTAACGTTGTCTTGCTTGTACGTTGAACTGGAGAGAAAGAATTCAGACTGGAACCCAGATTGACTGGAGATACTAGGACGCTGCGCCGTATCACCTTCTTGACTTTCAATGATATCTTGTTTGGGTCGAGAAGACAGAAGGGTCGGATTACCAAAGAACGAAAGATTTGCTCGGATGTTCTTAACCATTTCATCGTGAGCAATGATCTGATTTGCCAGCCACTGAAATTCGCCAGCACCATCCGTACCAAAAGCATCAGGATTATTGAAGACCTCAACACATGGAATAAATTCCATGGTGTTAATGACAGTCTTTTTATCAAAGACGCCAAACTCCATGGACGGCATGTCAAAAGTAATCTCCTGCTCGCTATGGAACTCTTCAATTTCAGTAGCGGTGATGCGCAGACGCATGTACCGTTTATCTGTACTCAGTCCAACACCCTGGAAGCCACGCGTGGATTTAACCTTGTAAGGGTAAATGATGACGACTTCTTCTAGTTCACCGTCTGGAGAATAGTAGGTTCGATACGCATCTTTATCAAACCAGTAAAGCCGATAGGTCTTTTTTGTTGGGCGGATATAGAACAACCCTTTGCCATAGCAAAGGAAGCGATCCCAGATGGAATCCAGCCTAGCGTCAAGTTTATTGAATTTAATAACCTGCTGGATGAAATCAAAACGCTGGGTACCGAAATTATCTTGCTCCGGATAAAACTCAACGCCTTGTCTCACGCCAAACATCTTCATCTGAGACAAATGCGCGTTCACCAGCATGGTGTCAGCAGAACCTGTTCCGTCGCGGCTTACAACCGCCTTGAGGATAGAGTCAAGTACCGAGTTACTGCTATCGCTCATTGGTGTTTAAAAATCAGATTATTCTTCAATATCGTAGCCAGCGGCAATGCGTTTGAGTGTGATGATGTCATCTTCCACTTCCAGTTCAAACCGTTCGTTAGGTTGAAGCGCCATGTCGTGGCACAGCTCATCTGGAAGCGGGATGACTGCAGAACCGTAAGCGTCCTGCTCAAGCTCTACGTTGTAATAGCTGGTGGACATTGTAAGGTGATGTCTTCAGTTTAAGTCGTTCAATACTCTAACTGTAGTGCGCCTCTGGTCATCAGGCCATTACAGAGCCAAATGAGAGCGTCGACACAGTCGTCGTGAGAGCTAACGCCGAAGTTAATGATTTCATCGGTCAGCGCTGTAAACCGCCTGTACTTATTGAAGATAAGTTTACGCTGCTCAAACAGACCCATAATGCCGCGGAACCGTGCAACTTTATCACCACGGAAACCTTTAACGGCGTGCCAGTTCATGTTGTACAAACCGTGGTCACCAAGGCAAATGCGCTTGAAGTCTGCTTCCAGGGAAGCCTGGTAGGCAACAGCCTCGGACCAAATGTCAATGTGGCTGCCGGTGGGGAAGTATTGGTTTTTGTCTTTATGAATGACACCCCATTCTTCCATCATCTCCATCAAGGCCTCCAGCTTTTCGAGGTTACCCATGATGCGGATGCGTTTGCAATCCACGATATGAATCTTGTCGCCAACACGTCCACCCATGACGAAGACCGTGTAGTCATTACGTTCCCTAACACCAGCGGATAGATCCACGCCCACTCCAAGGGTGTCGAACTGTGTCGCGATCGTCCCCTTAACAATCAGATCTGGAGAGAGGGACAACTCACTGGTTTGGGCAATCTGATTTTGGTACTGAAAGCTAAAAGCAATTGGTGCTTGTCGGCGGCGATCCTGCAAGTATTCCAGGGACCACATCTCAGGCCAGTATGATTCTTCATCGCCATTTTCATCGACGACGATTGCGGATTGCACCAGTTGGATCCAATCATTTGCTGGAATAAATGTTGTTCCATGCATGTCGTCGTGACGGAACCTGGTACCAAGGCAGATCGCTCTCCCACCCTCGAACATGGTCGGCACGATAACTGAATTCCAGTTATCCTCCATAGCCGATCGGATTTCGCGGTTTTTAATTTCGTCGGCTGACTTACAAATGTCGTCGATTAAACAGAGGTGACTTCTTTTAGAAGTAACGGCACCTTTAAGACCTGCACAACATACAGTAAATTCTTCTTCACCGGTAGATTTAATACCTGCAAACTTCCAATCAATACTCCAATATTCATTGGAATTGATCCCTTTGGCGATCTTAACCATTGGGAATACTTCGCCGTAGGTCTTACTCTCTTCAATGATCCGTTTAATTGCAGCACTCTTTGGACGGGCAACATCAATCGTGTACGAGATGTACAGGATCTTCAGTGGCATCTTGTGAAGAGCATGCACACCAATTGTCCAGGCAGTGAACAAACCCGCAACGCTCGACTTTGCGCTACCCCTGGGACCAAGAATATCAATGTTTGGACCAGCAATACCCTTGAGGCAAGAGGAGTCCTCACCTGTGCAGAGGTATTTGTGCCACTCCATGTGGTGCTTAGCCGGAGGTTTATCGCCTACGACATCACAGAAATAAGCAAAATCAGTACGCGCCCTCTCAATGTCGATGTTGCTTGTTTGCTTGACGACGCGTTTCTGCGCAGCAGCACGAGCTGTTCTGCGGTAAACGGAATAGATGTTAGTCCCTGCCATGCCCGTAGCATAGCCTATAAATCCTTAGGATTCTTCTGACAAGATCTTTGTCCACACACCCATCGATGCTTCCTGGAGGGGGCCTTCGATGGGGTCGTCGCGGAAGATGGAAAGCATCTCACGCAAAGCTCTGTCTGCGCCAGCAAGGATCAAACCTTGTTTATCCATCAAGATCTTTTCATCGTTTAGTTGCTTAATTGAGCCACGGAGCTCTTTTTGCATCATCGCGATACGCGAGGTGCCCATGTCCTGTTTGACCATGCCCATGTCAATAGCATCTCGCAACTTGGCGATATCAGCTTGCATGGAATCAATCTCATCTTCCAGGATGGCATTAAAGTTCCTTTTCTTGTATTCCTGTTTCGACCACTCATCACACTCCACGATGGAACCTTTAAACCCGAGGAAACGGGCATAAAGATACATCTGAATTGGAGACGGGGTTCGCTTACAGAAGGCAAGAAAGGATTCGCGGTCTTTGTCGGTTAAACCTTGAATCCACTTGATCATACTTGTCTGGCGGCCGTCTGGGCTTGCTCATAATCTCTGTTCTCTTTATAGCGCCGGAACATCTCCTGTTGCAAGTCGGTTAACCGTTGTTGCGTACCAGTTGTTTCAATTCCCTTGCGGCTCTCTTCTCCTGTTGTACGAATAAGTCCGGTTTCGCCAGCATACCGTTGTGCTTGAGTAAGACGTTGCTGTTCACCAGTCGTTGCAATAGACTTGCGCTCTTGTTCTCCACTGGCCACAATATTCGCTCTGCTTTGCACACCTTGCTCGGCAATATTGAATCGTTCTTCTTTGCCGGTTGCTCTTGCTACGTCAAGAGTCCTAGAGAGATTCGAATCATTGAGGCGTTCTTCTAAGTCTGCAGCAAACGTCAGATTGCGTTGATTCGTCTCAATTGCTAAATCATTAATCGCCATCATGGTTTGAAGAGTTTGCGTGGCTCGCCTCAGTACCCTTACTCCCGCTCCTCCCTTGCCTCTATTACTCGAACCGCCAGCCATCCGAGATGAAGCACCTCCAGAAGACCTGCTGCCTCCGGAAGACCTGCTGCCTCCGGAAGACCTGCTGCCTCCGGAAGACCTGCTGCCTCCGGAAGACCTGCTGCCTCCGGAAGACCTGCTGCCTCCGGAAGACCTGCTGCCTCCGGAAGACCTGCTGCCTCCAGAAGACCTGCTGCCTCCAGAAGACCTGCTGCCTCCAGAAGACCTGCTGCCTCCAGAAGACCTGCTGCCTCCGGAAGACCTGCTGCCTCCACTGCGTCTCCCTCTAGTCATGTTTAGATTCCCTTTGTGACTATTTTACTAAAATTACATCAAGCACTAAAACTAAGCCGATTTCCACTGTAGGAGAACCCTTTTGCAGTTGCAAGTGCAGTCGAAAGCGCATTCAGCCTAGCTTGATCGGCCAATGCGCCGGTGTACATCTGCTGCTGCATAGCAGACGGCATGCTCTCTTTTGTTTTGAGGAATTCCGTACTGGCAGCAAGATTACGCTGTGTTGCTTCTTGTGCTGCTGCACTTAAAAATGGATAAGCAGCAAGCATTTGTTCCTGCGCTAGTTGTGCACTCATACGCGCACTCTCCTCCTGCTGCTGCCGCTCGATCGGATAACTGGCTTGTTTAAACTTAAGAATCTGTTCAAAAATATTACCAGTGTCAGGAGTTGTCGGAGTTGTCTGGTTCAGATCAACATCGCGTTGACCGGTTCCAGTATCTGTTCCCACCACAGGGTATGGTAGCCGTGGCCATTCAGTCGGCGATTGCACAGCGGCTGTCTTCGGAAGCTTTGCTGGAGTAGCCCCACCATAACCTGGCATGGAGCCACGATAAGCGCCGCCAACAACGAAACCAGGCAACGGTTTAAATAGTGCGTCGCGAGGGTTGCCCCAGTAAGACTCAGCCATGTCAGGAGTATTGGTATTGGGAGGTCAGGGCTGCACCCATCTGAGAGGCGGTATTGAGGCCCATCTGTTGAGCGGCTTGCTGGCTACGCTCCAGCATGTTGGCCGCAGTAGCGATGTTTTGCCGCACACCAGCTGCTGCCAGTTGACGTTGGAATTCAGTTTTGGAACGTGCCTCTGCAGCTTGGAACAGATAAGGCATCAGCTTCTTCATATTCTCAAGCTGAACATCGCCTTCCTTCAGTTCGGCCATACGACCAGCAGCAAAACGCCCAGAAGGATCCAGTACGTCAAAGACGTTAGCAGGTGCTGCGGTAACAGGCAGTTCACCAGGAACTGCACCCGTCATGTCGAAAGCGCCGCTGGGCTGCTGTTGACCGACACCCATACCAGCAACGCCTCCACCAACACGTGCAGCACCTTTAGCAACACTGGGCGCTGCACCAGCAAGACCAGCAGCAACGGCTGGGACTGCGGAACCAGCAGCAAACATTGCACCGGCCCCTGCCAGTTTAGACAGTTGGGCTGGAGTTACGGCTTGAGCGGGACCAACCAAGCCAGCCATCTGGCGACCCTTGGTAGCAGCGGATGTCAGGCCTGCAGCAAGGGGGCTCAGGACACCCGTACCTTGCAAGGCGGTACCGGCAAAGCGTCCAACGCCAGGGACAAGGGCTCCGAGACCACCACCCAGCGTGGCGCCTGCCAAGGTTTTACCAATATCACCACCACTTTTTTGGTATGCTTGGAGGCCACCCAGTGCAGCACTACCTAAAACCCAGGGCCACATAACTATAAATCTTATTGATTACATTTTAAAGGAGATAAGCTTTAACCTAAGCGAGAAGCTGCACCAAGTCCTGCAGAGATAAATGGACCTGCACCTGGAATGAGAGCTGCGAATGGGGCGGCTGCACCGGTGATTTTACTAAACATACTTTGCTGCGGCGGAGCGGAAGCTCCTTGGATCACTTGAGGATAAAGAGCAGAGAAGCCGCCGCCAAGATCCTGAGCGCCAGGAATGGAACTAGAGGCCTTCCTCTTAGCATCTTCCAGCTTGTTACTCTTTGTGGAATTTAAGTAATCTGTTGCTTTTTTAAACGCTTCTTCCCAGCGCCCGCTTCGTGAAACGGTGGGAGTTTGGCTCCAGTCGATACCTCCGGAGAAGCTGCCCCAATCATAGTCTCCACCAATTGAAGGTGTGCCCGGCTCAAATGGACTTTCGTAATCACGCGGAAAGTTACTGTAATCGGGGTAGTCCATTGTTATTTAACGTAGGGAACAAGTTGCTGCCAACTGGTGGCACCTGGCTGGTTTAAAGCTTGAGCGGCTCCTTGAAGGGAACCGTGTTTGTGTTTTAAATATTCTATTGGGTCTTCTTTTTTAACACGACGCTCTGCAGCTTTTTCGAAGAGTTTTTTAGTGCCGTAACCAGCAGCAAGAGCAGCGGTTGCACCAACACCCAGTAGGGCGGGGTCTGTTGCACGGCCAAGTTTTTGAGCAACTTGTTCGCCAAGAGTCGGTGCAATCTTACCGACCTCGGATAAGCTTACGCCACGAATATCAACGGGTGGCTCCAGGAATTTAGATGCGGCTTTCATGGCACCAAACCCTGCTCCAAGTCCTGCAACTGCGCTTGCTGTAATTGGTGTTCCCTTGATGCGCAGTTCTGGATCATTCAATCCTTTTGCACTGCCACGAATTAAACCACCGAGTGCCGTAAAGGATTGACCTTCTGGATCAACGGAAACAATTTTGCCGGCTTCTGGTTTTGCTGTTTGATAGCGACGGTATTGAGCTAACGTAGACGGTGCAACATCAGGACGTTCTTTTTTGAACTCCTGATAAGGAAGCAATTGACTGCGTTGGAACATACCATGACGCATGGCGATTTCCAAGGCAGGGTTTAGCGGTGTTTTGCCTGTTGGGTCTTCTTCTTTTGAAACAGGAATAACAGCTTTGTACCCAGCTGGACGCATGCCTTGGGAGATTGGTCCTGTAATGCCCGACAGCCTGCTGTAAATAGCGGCTGCACCTGCGGCTGCTACGGTCTGAGCAAGCCTGCTTTCAAGTCCTGTTGTAGCGGCAAGGTCTTGTGTTACGCGTGCAACCTGGAGCGGTAGATTGGTAAAGCGTGACACTTTTTGCCGCGTCTCATTATTTAAAACATCTAGGGTTGCACCAGCGGCAGCAACGCTTGGTGCTGCAGCAGTTGCGTAATCACGTACCCCACCGAGTTCACTTTTGTACTGACCCCAAGGAGCACGGGTTGCTGATTCTTTTAGCTTTGTTGTATAACGACCAACAAAAGCTTGTGCAGCCTTAAGGCTATTGGTAAGGTAATTATGATTTGTATCTTGGTTCATCAGCCGTAACGCGGTACGCTTTTGTTAATAATTGATTGCATGGACTGAAACTCAGCGCTAGGATTGCGATGAATGATTTCAGTTGGCGTACTATAGTTTTTCGCCAGGGCAAGTGCAATCTGATTGTTGTAACTTTGCTGTTCCATCTGTGCATGCATTTGTTGCATGGCGTGGAAATCGGCGTATTCAGGATGCCCTGCCTCGGTTACTTCTGGTTCAATGCGATTAGCGAACTGACTAGCCGCTGCTGATCCAAGAATTTGACCAGTGGTTGCAGCTGCTAATTCCGGAAGTCCTGCCGCACGCAGAGCACCACTAACAGGTACGTTAACAGCAGAGTGAGCGCCAGCATAAAGAAGGGATTGTGGAAGAGTAGCTGCAGGTTTCTGTCCAATCAAGCGTGGCACTACCTGCTGTGCAGCAGCACCAAATGCAGCTTCTTTGGCGACGGTCTTACCGACCTGCTTAAGATTGGTTGGGTCAGAAAAGAACTCAACCAGTGCAGTACCTGCTTTACGGATTGGTTGTGAAAGATTCATCAGATTTTTGTTCCCGATGCGCCAGGGAAGCGATTTGCAGTATTGGGATCCCTTTCAGAGGAACCAAAATTAGCAGGCTGTGTAGCAAGTCTAGCTAAGCTACCACTATAAACAGCACGTTCAGGTTCAACAAGACCGCGCTCAACACCTACTGCATATTTAGATAAGAAATCAGCAGCCAGAGAATTATTTAAAGGCTCTTCAAATGTTGGGGCATTAGACGCAACTTTGTCGTCAATGATTTGTTGTTGCTGTTGAGCTACTTCATTTGTGAATACGTTTGTATCCCAAAGATCTTTAGCCCCAGGGTTCTCGCGTAGTGGCAACCGCTTTGCAAACTCGGACGCAAAACGTGGTGATAAAAACGCTTGCCCTTCCCTAGGACCGAGTTGATTGTAGTCGCCAGGTTTTTGACCAGCTATAAGAGCTTCCTCAGCTGGTCCGGTAAAGCGTTTGTTAAAGATTGTTGCCATGGACGTTTTTACTTAGCTTTTCTTTTGCGAAGCTTGGTCAATGTTTTAGCCAGGTTTGCTTGGCGTACGGTCCTGGTGTCGTATTCATCTGGATTTGCAGTCACCTTAGCTGCATACTCCTTAGTCGACATTCCAGCTTTTTCGGCTTTTTCAGTGAATGCACCTGGGCGTTTAATTGCACCTTGAATCCACTTCTTGTCTTCTGCCATGATACTGATCAATGAATAAGTGAGGAAACTTTCTTAGCGACATCTGCTGCCGCCAGGAGTTCTGGGGCAGGGGATGGTGCGGCTTCCAGGCGGCGGACTTTGTCTGCAGCAACTTGCGGTAGCCATGCTTTGGCCATGTGAAAAGCAAGCTGCTTCACTTCTTCATTGGTAAGTTTACCGTCAGCAACAGATTCAATGGCAAGTTCAAAAGCTTTATCAACTTGAGATCCTTTCCAGTTATGAAGGTTTTGGTCAAGGATGGGGTCAATAATGTCGTATGCTTTATTGACAACCGGACCATACTTCAGGAAAAGCTGAGCGGTTTTATTTTTATTCAATAGTAACGTTAATGCAGTGATGCCTGCGCCAATAGCAGCTGCAATGATCGGCTCCAGGAATGTCATGGTTCGCCTTGTGTAGTTATTTGTATTCTATTCTTTATAATCCAGCTTGACGCATTGCTTCTGCAACCTGAGCCGGCGAGGGACCTGGGATGCCTACAGGGACTTGGGTTTCACCAGTGCGGATCAAGCCACGGGCGCGTGCACGGCCTGCGAGCTTGCTGAAGTGTTCTAAGGACAACTCGCCGCCAGTGGTGCGTCGTGCGACACCCATTAGCGTGTGCAGAGCTTGGGCACCCATCTCTGGATCGTTGGCAACGGCCATTTTGACACCACGTTGACGGAGGCCTTGATCAAAGGCACGTGCCATCTGCGGGATTGCCTGTGCTGCAGTTTCTTTGTTTCCGTAGATAACAGCATTGGCGGCTTGAACATAGTCGCCATAGTTTTGCTCTTTGTTTGGCAGCTCAATACCTTGTTTGGTAGCGTAGTGAGAAGCAGCACGATCAAAGACGTCTTCTGCTACAGGTTTAATGTTCCTGTACAGTTCACCGGAGGAGATTGGCTTAATCCCTTCTTCTGTCTTCAGATGCAGTGAGATTTTACTTGTTTCAGGTCCAAACAATGCATTCATCTGTTGGACGCGATTACTGGAAGACGCTGATTTAAAAGCAGCAGCTGCAGCAGTCGGATCACTACCAGTGGTTGTATAAGTAAATGGTGCATATTCTTCACGACCTTCTGCCAATGCTTCTTGATTCAGCGCGCTAATGTTACGCATGGCGCGACCGGTTGGTGTCGTTAGTACAGCACGTGGTTCTGCTTGCTCTTCGATGCCACGAAGCCGTTGTGCACCAGCGGACTGACGGCCTGTTGGAGTAAGGCCTGAGACGTTTTCACGTGCGTAGCGCTCCAGGAGTTCTTCTGCGCGTTGACCGCTTTCTTCTCCGGTGCGGATGCCACGCATCTGACCAGTGGTGCGAGCACCTGGTTCGAATGATTGCCCAGCAAGCGCGATAGGTTCTTGTTTCTCAAAAGCTTGTTGCTCACCAAAGCTCAGAGGCGTTTCAGGATTGGTAACAATTTCCAATGCGCGATCGAATGGAATCGATTGACCACGTTGTGCGCCAGCCGCAACAAGGGAGTAAGCCTTAAGATGTGATTCAGGTACCACACGTTGTTTGGGGCCTGCAACAGGGGAAGGCTGTTCCTGCTGCAAAGTTTCTTGAATTGGTGCTGCTGTTGGAGTTTCTTCTAGCATGGAAGAAACAAGACCACGTGGCATGTCAACGCCGCGACCGATCGAACGTTCCGGTAATTGAACCTTTTCTCCCCTAGGAAGGTCAAGAACAGTAATAAATTTTTCTACGCGTTCTCCAATGGTTGGTGTGAGGTCAGAGGTTTGTTGCGTTGTTGTTTCAATGGCTGGTGTATAAGTGCCAGTCCAAGGATCCGGTGTTTCTTTTAACAGAGAATACTGCTGAGTGGTCGGACCAAATTTTGGTGCAGCAGGTGGTTGGTAGATGCCTGCTTCTTCCGGAGCAACACCAACATCTTTTGCCCGCAGGGACATCAAGGTTCCTTTAATGCCAGGTAGTTCAGGTTGGTAAGGTTCCCGACTGCGGATTGATTCAGCAGCACGCACCAGTTGCTGGGAAGCTGCTTGACGACGTGCTTCTTGTACAGCTTCTGGTGCTGGCATTGATTGTTCGTATTCAGCTAATGCTTGACTGCGAAACCCTGTTCCCCTTGGCGCAAAGGTTTGGGAAGTTGTGATAATTTCACTTTCCGTTACAGGTTTGACGCCAGTGGAGGCAGTGGTCGTTGGAACAGTTGCTTTTTCTGCCGTACCAACGTTTGCACCTTTAGCAGCTTGAATAGCTTGCACTGCAGAAGGTACTTGTTCTTGTTGATAGCGTTGTCCGGTGGTTGGCGGTGTTACATCACCAGAGTTATGAATAGTTTCACTATCAACAGATTTAGGAACCCCTATTCCCCCTAAGAAGGAGGAAATGCGGCTGCCGATATTAGAAGCTTGTTGTTGTGCGGATGTTACAGCGCTGCGTACAGATTGACGAGCTTCAGGGCTAGAGGCAAGGATTGCACCACCAGCAACGATACCTGTTGCAAGAGCGGCTCGCCCCAGGTTGCGGACGAGGTTACTGCTGCGTTCATTGTCCTCTTGAGTGTCGCGCAGCTGATTATCGTAGTGTTCCCCGGTCATGGTGTTGTCCAGGGTGCCGGCAACCTTAGGAATATTGTTATCCGGGGTTACTGGAGACTGCAAAAGAGAGTTGTCATCTGCATGTTGAGCAGAAACCGGTTGATGGAAGACAATATTGCCGCCAACACGATTTCCTGGTGCATTTGCACCTGTTTTACCCAAATTACGTGCAAAATCATAGGCATGCGGTGCAGCAGCCATCTTTTCGGCTGGAGTTTGGGGATATTTATTACCAGTAGCAGCTGCCCAGAGAGCAAAATCCCTTGGAGAGACGGGCATTTGACCAAAATACTTTATATATGAATGATTTTAAGCGTTCTGAACACGTTAAAAGCAGCTGTAAAACCCTACCGCCGCCTTAAAACTGACAAAATGGGGTGAAAATTTTGGTAGCCATCTGGCGTAGCAAGCTGCCGGAAGGCGGCTGAAGGAAAAAAAGAAAGGTGAGGGACGAGGCGACACACTATATAAGGTATATGACACTGTTCAGTGTTTGATCTGCACGTTTGTAGGTTGCACTGAACAGGATGAAGCAGTTTTTGTTTATGCTGCTTCGTTTAAATCTTGCTGCAACGGTACACAGCCGTGTAGTTATTAACTTTATATGGTTTAATTCTGTCTATATCATACCTAACACACAGCAATGTGTTAAATATTACCATTTTATATTCATTTAATAAGTACAAACCCCTTGTACTCCCTTGAAATCCCTTCCAGCGCAACGACTCTCGGCGATTGGGCCAGATGGGAAGTTGGGGCTTTTGATTTTTTTGGCAGCTCGTGTGGAAAACTTTTTCTGCACTTTTGATTGATGACTGCGTGACACCTGAGAAATTTGGTTCACTCGGCTGAAATCAGTGTCTCTGACCAACGTTAATAATTAGGGAAGGCAGTTATGTAATTAACATACTGCGATTGAAGATTGCCTCCAGGGCTGACAGCCTTAGATGCAGTCCTCAAGACTGTACCCTTTATGGAGACATCCATGCAAACCCTCTACCCCGATGACATCTTCTTCGCTACCGAGGCAGCTGCACAAGCAGCGGCTGAGAACACTGTGCAGGAGCTGTACCGAAGGGCAGGCGAACAGCGCAGCATAGCCGTAGGCATTGCAACAGCAGTGGTTACCGGTGCTGGCATAGCTGCTATTGCAGCTTGGAAATCGCCTGTGGGCCGTAAGGTCCGCAACAAGATCGCTAACGCGATCAAAGCTGAGTAAGGCGTGATGCCGGGGGATCGAATCCCCCACTCAGTTATTGCCTCCAGCGGAGATAGGCACCGCACAACAGGAGAACGCTGTGAGCGTCTTCAACATCGCAATTGTTAGCGAAGATGGCCTTCAGCAAGAAGGTCTTCTGCTCCCCACCAGGGAAGAGCTAGCAGCGCAGGCCTACGCCAACATCCAGTTTTGGATGGAAGCAGGCAACTCACAACTGCTCAGCCGTGAGCAGGCCCTCCAGATCGCAGCATGGGGTCTGGAGATCTCAGGTCATTCCGACCTGAAACACGCAGTTCTTTCGGAGCTTGTAGAGCTTCCAGAGAACTACGGCTGATCCGTTAAAGCGGGCGGCCAGGTGCAAACCCTGGCCCAGTTATTGCCTCTCACTGAGGGAGGCTTACTTCAACAGCATGCTCTACTACATCGTCTCTTTCTCTGCTGAAGATGGAAACTTCAAAGGTCTCCATTCAACAACTGAGGAAGACTACGCCTACGCAATCTATGAAGAGTACTGCGAAAAGTATCCTCACGGTTACTTTGATGTCTTCACAGAAGACGAATACGACCACGTCATCGCTAACAGCTGATCCGTTCAAGCGGGCTCCAGGGTGCAAACCCCTGGACAGCTCTCGCCTGCAATCCAGCAGGCATGCACACACCACCAAGCGTCACCATGACCGAAGCTGCTGTGTATCACAAGCTCCAAGATCTTCGTCTGCTCGCTAGGAGAGATTCCACTCTCCGTTCGCCCCAGGTAGATACTGAGCTGGAGCAATTCCGCCTCCAATTCTTTGCTGCTTTCGAGCAGTGGATGGATGGCATGAAGGAGATGAACCTGACGCCGTTCATTGTAACGGCTGACCGAATAATCTCTGGCAACAAAGAGCTACTCCGGTGGCTCAAGAATGAGATTGAGCAAGAAGCCAATCTCAGCTGAGCTGTAGACAGCCTGGGGAGGTGCAATTCCTCCCCTCAGCATTGCCCAACCGTAGGAGATGGGCACCTGCACTACAACAACGCAATGACGAAAGAACAGTCCTCTGTTTATGTCATCGTATCGGCAATCGTTCTTTGCATCGCCAGTCATTTGGGCAGCTATGTCCTGGACCAAGCAACAGCAAAGCAATGCCGACAACACCAATGGCCAGCACACCTCGATGACACCCATCGGGATTGGTGCGTCGCCAACGGTTACACCATCTAATACGAAAGAGATGCAGGTTTATGCCTGCTTCGCTTCATAGTTTCTTTATATTTCCACACTACTTTCTTCGCCCAATCGCAGCCTGGGCTTGGATGCTGCTCGTCCTTTCACACACGCATCACCATGTCCGCAGCTAACAACGGAACCATCATCGGTACCATCGTGTCCGATATCAATCAGCGCACTCCTAACGATTCGCTGACCATCACTGAGTTCCGCGTTGCTCCTGTCGACGCCAGGGAAGAAGACTCCCCCATCCCTTTCACCGCTTACAACGGTATCGGGGATAACATCAAGCAGCGTTACAACAAAGGTGATACCATCGCCGTTGAGTACCGCCTCCGCTACAACACCTGGCAGACTCCAGAAGGCGAACCCCGTGGCCGCATGGAAGTCATCGCCACTTCCACCACCACCGTCCGTCTCGGACAGATCTCAACCGCTCAACGAGCTGCTGAGGCTGTCATGGAAGCCGCAGACTCCGCAGGCTCTTCCGTCCGACGAGAAGCAACTCCCGCTTCTGCCAAGACGCTGGTAGCAGCCGCAGCGACCAGGAAGGCTGAACCCACCCTGGACGAAGTTCCGTTCTGACATCCGATCCGCTATTCGCAAATAGCGAATGATCGGCTGAACTGATTTCTGCATCAAGAGCTCTGCCCCCACAGAGCTTTTCTTGCAGGACTCAACATCCTGTCCCACCAAGGAGCACCACATGCCTCTAACCATCGACCAGAACAGCATTAACGCCGCATTAAGGCTGTTCAGTATCACAGTGCAGGACTACTACCTGGAATTTACAGATACAGCCATTTACATGCACTGGATCGCTGATGCAGCCTTAATCACTTCCTACTTGCAGGGTAACTTTGTTGCTCTCGATATTCAAATCAAAGGCGTATGGCACCAGGCAACTGAAATGGATTCTGTCCCTGCAGGTCACTACAACTGCCGTTGCATCCTGGAGGCTTGATCATGTCTGCAATCAAGAATTGCACTCTCCTGCTCTGCAACAATCAGATCGATAGCTATCACATTGATAGCACCTCCGCCCATGAACGAGCTGATAAACTGCTCGATCTCTGGCAACATCACTCAGCCTGTGGGTCTGAATACCCCAGACCACTGCTACGAATCATGACAGCTGCCGAATTCATCGAAAGTCGAAAAGCTGTTGACTTCTGAGAATTGCACTCTCCCATCACCTCTGATGGGTTTCTGCAGCTCTCACGCTGCCACAACCGCATCTCTTCTATGCGCAAACTAGTCTCCGCTGCCGCCGTCGCTACCCTCGGGTTGATGGCTTGGCAACGACTACATCCAGATCAGCGCCAGAAGGTACAATCCGCTGTCAATGAAGGGCGCCGTAAATTGGCTAACTTCATCGCACCAGGAGAAGACCTCGGCGATCTCACAAACTGTGTAGATCCTGACATCCTGGAGCTGATCACACTCGCAACAGAAGATGAAGCAGTAACTGAAACTGAATAGGTTTCATCTGCTCCGTTTCCATTCACCTGCACTCACCATGCGTCAAGACACTTCCTTCCTCTACCAGAAGAACAACAGCGGTTACCTCGTCACAATCCGTGGCGACTTTGCAGAACTCACCAAGGTGAACTGCACAGACCACCGCTCCGAATACATCCGACTAGAAGCACCCGTTGAGGTGATCCGACAGTCGGTATCGAAACTCACCAAGCAAGGTTACAAACTCTGCGTTCACCTCGACCTCCAGTGGCGTAACCTAGCTGCATGAAGACGAAACCAGGGATCGATCTCTTCGTTTCCCTGGTCGGCCACTACACAGTGGCCCTGATGAGTCTTTTGCACACCATCAAATGTCTCTATCTAGAACGTTAGTACTCGTCATCAATGAGTACAGAGAGGTTTTGCTTGCTTACGCTGCAATCGTGGTTGGCGCCAGCACAGGCATCCTCACTTGCATCGCCATTAACTCTGTACTCAATGACAAAGTAATCAGGACTTGCAACAGTAGCCTCAACCAAATCGTTGTACTCAAGACAATCATTGGTCCGAGCTACGGCTGTGTGTCCAGAAAGCTTCTTCATGGTCCATCCGCTGCAATCGCACCATGATTAAGCTCATCATCGCTTGCATCATCCTTGTTGCAATCTTCCTTTTTTGCTGTCTCTGAATACCATGATTAGCTACAACCCATCAATGTTCGATGAACAACTCGAACAGGAAAATACAATCTGGCCTTGGCTTGCTACTGAATCAATGTCCGACTCTTCCTTCTACGATGAACAACGTGCTGCTGACTACCTCGATGCCATGGCTGACATCGCATCCGAACTAGAAGAAGCAATGCGTGAATCAGATGAATCTGACTGGTCCTCCCCACCGCAACAAACCAATGACTCAAACTAACAAACCTGTGTGGGAGGAGGATATCATCATCCTTCTTCTCACTTTCCTTTCTATTGCAATCACGCTCATCGGAGATTCCATCCAATGCCTACTTACGCTCCATACGCCAAAACTGAATCAGCCCGACGCTGGCTTAACCGCTACCGGCTCCACGAAGTCTTCGAAGGCAAAGAGCCGACAACAGTCTGCCTCCACGAATGCACAAGTTGTTACGGTGGACCCGAAGAAGGTGGTTGGAGTTTCGAAGCAGGCTACCCTCTCCGAACAGTCTGCGTCTTCTCCAAGAAGCAGGCAATCAAAGCCGCAATCGAACTCGAAGCCTTCGCAAAAGAAGAGTTCGGCTCGGACAAAGACAACCTCGGTTGGGCAACCTATCGGATTTGCTTCGACACGGACTACGCAAAACCGTATCCAGTCGAAAGGCCTCACTACGAGTGACTGAATTTAGTCAATAGATAATTCCTGGACCTGAGCATGTCCTTAAACTGCTCAATCTATTTGCATCACCACAATGGCAAAGAAACCTGAACTCAATCCACACTTTCCATCAGGAAAGAAATCCATCACACTTTCGGATCTTCCGGAGGATACGTGGTGGACATTGATATACACACTCCGGGCCAGAGTCGACTTCCACAAACGGCTGAGATATGATTACCTGAAACTGAATAGCGAAGACCTTCAGAAACAGGTAGATTCGCACACCGCTTCAATGACTGAGCTCCTCGATCTGTTGGACTCGATTGAAAGTCAGATCGCTCCAGGATATTGGACAGCTGCCAAACGAAAGGTTCGCAGAGAAGAGAAGTTGAAGCTGGAGTACGCATAAATGTAGGCCCCAGGTAGGACAGCCACTTACATCTGGAGTGGTTCCACCCTACTCTGGGGCGCCCATAAAATGATAGAGATTAGTAGGTCTGTACTAGTCCCGCTTTGTTTTCTTGCACGGCATCAGCAACAGTCTGTTGAATCGCAACAATCTGCTGCTTCTGCTTCCTCTTCTCAGTACGCTTGGCTGTGACTAAGTACGTCACCAGTGCTGGAGTCATGGCCGATCCTTGGTTTTTGTAGCAATTACTACAATACTGGATCGTCCGACAAGCCGTAGTTCACGCTGTTACACCCACGAACCTTGCACACCATTCCTCACCATGAAAAATTTCTACGACATCGTCTCCATAGAAAAGCTATATCTCAATGACGAAGGTGACATCGTAGTAGAGGCAATCATCGAGAACATGGGTCCGATGACACATCAACAGACCCTCTACGATCCACCTGAATACGCTCCCTGTCTCTGTGAAACTGTCATCTGGAAAGAATGCCTCCCTACAGGCATCGAACTCTACGATGACCCACAGTACATCGAGGAGCTCATCAATCGCCACAATCTCCTTATTCACCAGGAGTGGAAACCTATTCCGTATGACAATAGCGACGACTCCTACGAAGAATCAGGTGCTCGCCTCTTCTTCTAGGTAGCGCAATCCACTCTCTGTACACACGCACAAAACAACCACCATGCCAAGTTCCATCGAATTCAAATCGACCGCACCAGGGGAAGTCGGTGATCTCACTCGACTTGAACTTATCCGAGGTGAACTTCAGGTCATCTGTAACCGCATGATGAATCGCCATGAAATTGACTCCGATCCATACCTGGAATCAGCCGTTACAGATGCACTCTCCGCCCTAGACGAATACTTCGATTACGACCCAACGGATGACATGAACGGTGAACCTCCGCTCAGTGCCAGTGAGAGGTGGACTTTGGCTCATCAGCAACACCGTGCACTTCATTCTTGATTTCATCAATGACTGAACAACACCCGATCACCCCACCGCCGGAGCTGGTGGAGCAGTGGCGCAACTTGCCTGAATACGTCAGCCAGTTGCGCACGATGTCCATGGTGACGATCACAACTGAGAAGTTGCAAGACATCGCCACCCAAGCCGCCCGCTGGGGAGCAGACCAGCAGTTGGATCAAGATGCAAAGTGGCTTGATACGAATGCTCTATTCAGCCACAACCTGACAATCACACCGTCTGGAGGTGCGTTGAGACAGGTGATGCGTCCCAAGCCGCCGAGCTTGAAAAAGCAGGCGCTGGAAGAACTGAGCCTAATTTCTATTAGCCCCGAGTCAGGAGTGCGTGCTTCAGCACTCGACACCATCCGCCGCGCACTGGAGCAACTCGATGACTGACACCCTGCGCAACATGCCCCGCTACATCCGCAACACCGACGCCTTTGGTTGGCAGGGCGCCGATGGCCCTAACGGCCCCTGGCGTTCTATCACGCCACCGCAGAGCGGGACACCGTGGCAGCCCA